CTTAACTTCACGTTAAGGGATATGGAGCTCCCAGATCCGTAGCAACACGAACCTCGCGGTACTTGTCCTCTCACATTAACATGTGAGTCTAGAGAGCGCTGGGACATTGACTATGACTAAGACCATCATCTATAATAAACAATTAAATAAAGTGTTAGCCACACTTAAATGGCTGATCTTACAAATAACTGCTATTCCCGAAACCCGTAAACGCTATAGTCAAATAGCTGTCTACTGGGTAGGGATTATAGACGCCTTCGCGAGCAGGCAAGGATTACAATGGACTTGCGACCACTTCAAAGAAGTGAGAGCAATCACTATTGCGTACCTTGCCGGTACTCCGCGAAAGACGGCTAAGAGGTTCATTTCTATTAACGCATCCGGTCTACCAAGGGTCTTACGACCCCTAATGGATTTGGCGCGCTCTAGTGATGAAACGGATATTAAGTTTTTACTAACTTTGTTAAAAGTTACTAAAGCCTTAAGAACCGAACCCCGACCCAACGTACTACCTATCATTACGCCACCATCAGGTGTCGTAGGCGAAGTATCGCAAGAGGTTTTGCAAACCTTCTTTGATAGCATAGGCGTTGAGCGTGGGTCTCTCATACCGCAATGGAAAGAGTATAATCTAAGCACAAAGTCGTCTCCTAACCGCAAACCAGCGACAAGCGCGGCACTAGAGGAGCTTCGTCTCATTCGAGACGAATACCCTCAACTGCTCGCTGATCTCAAATTATTGGGTGGTAAAACATTCACCCACTATTTGGAGATCCTGTGTCAAACCAATTTACCAAAGGGGGCTCAACTTATAAGAAGGTTGATACCCTTATCGGATAAAGAAGGAAAGACACGTCTTGCGGCCATCCTCGATTACTGGTCACAAACTGCTTTATTACCTTTTCATAACTCGATTATGTCGATATTGAAAAGATTTCAAGCAGATATGACTTTTAATCAGGAGTCATTTGCTTCAGGAGACATGACCGGTCCATTCTATTGCTTCGATCTTAAAGATGCTACCGACCGATTTCCTATTGCTTTACAGCAACAGGTAGTCGAGTATGTAACATCAAAAGATTGGGCAATGTCCTGGACCCGCACTCTAACCCAGTGGCCGTTCGACCTCAAAGGCGAACCGCACTTTTACAAGTGCGGTCAACCAATGGGGGCTTACAGTTCCTGGGCTGCGTTTTCACTATCGCATCACTTGGTAGTCCAAATGGCAGCGATGAAGTGCAATAAGCACCCATTCCGCCAATACTGGTTACTCGGAGATGATATAGTGATACGCGACCACGACGTCGCCAAAGTTTACTCAGAATTGATGCTTGGTTTTGGATTGGAGTTTTCTCCAATTAAAACCCTCATCTCACCGAATTTCTGTGAATTTGCTTCTCGTCACTTTCGTGATGGTAAAGAAATTACTGGATTTTCGGTAGTCGGCTTACAAGAGATACAAAATATCCCACAGTTAGTCGAATTCTTGAGGACGATGACTCGTCATGGCTGGAGCTTCCCCCATGGGAGTCCACCCGGTCTGCTTACTTCTCTTTCGAAAGTGTCCGGAATCAGACATAGTCTGAAGTCGGAACAACTTCGAGTTCTCTGGTTATTTCCTTTTAAAGAAATTCTTGCATGTAAACCCAATGCAGAAATGCTAGGGTTGCTGCAATATCTGGACTGTTTTGGTAGAGGAGGCCTTCTCTTACGAGAGGCCCTCTTCGCCATCACGGCACAGAAACTGGAGAAAGAGATTGAGTTCGTTACCACACAAACAGTGCGTTGGGCATCAGCCCTTTCGCACGTTCACATGGACTTACTCAAGGATTCAGGTGCAGACGCACCTCCGTTTTCACCGAATGTGATTCCAATCTTAGGAGCCTGGCATACCCTCCGTACGATTACTCGTACAAGGGTTAACCAGCTCTTTACAGAAAGGGCATCGCATGACATTCACGACCTTGACTGGATCGGGAATGTTCCACTTCTGAATATGTTACCTGACGTAAGTCGGGCGACTAAACAGAGAAGATCGGTAATTATACTCCAAACAAATGCGAGTCTGATCCTGCAAGCCTGGAAGATGGCGAAAGCCGCTTCCAGAGACTACAGTTTCTTAGCAGATTTGTAAGTTTCTAGGGACACTTGTCCCCGGGCCCCACTAGCTAAGTGG